CAGTGCCTGTGGTTGTGGTCGTCTCTTTGACGCGATCTTTAAGTACAAGAGTCATTACTTCAACTCGATTGACAAGTTCCCTGCGTTAATACGGAATATATCTCCAACTGCTATCGTCTTACTTGCGTCTAATTCTCCAATAAACAGCTTGTTGGAACCGTCAAAGGTTAAGACCACATTGTCTGAAATTGACACAGCAGTATCCAGAACAATACTGGTCTGGCTATTTACTGTGGCTACTCGCACAAAACCGCTAATTCCGGTGCCAGTGACAATATCGCCTACAACGATTGTTCCGTTGTTTGTGTCAACCGCCACGTTAGCTGATGAGCTAACCGCGCCGTCCACAAGGGCTGTAGCAATATTCTTGTCTGCAACGAAAGCCGCAGTAACCGTATAAGTAGATGCTGTTCCAGCGGCGGCTGCGTACTCAATATTATTGTCGTTAATCACTCTCTGAGTATCACAAACAACAACTGCTGACGCACTGTGCGCGGCGGCAGTGCTTAGTCCTCGCACGTTGTGCGCTCCCCGTGTGGCACCTGTAAGAATATTTGACCCGTCAAAGTTTAGAGCCACATCATCACTGAGCGAAACTGCTGAACTTAAAACAATGCTAGTCTGACTATTTACTGTAGCCACCCTAATGGTTCCAGATATGCCCGTGCCAGTAACAACCTGACCGACAACTATTGTGCCGCTATTTCCATCAACTGTTACAGCGGTTGATGAACTAACAGCACCGTTTACAGTCGCGGTAACTGTGCTTGATCCTTTGCCAGCATAGGTAATGACTTCATCATCAATAACAATATTTCCGCTAGTAGGGAATGCTTCTGCGTCTGTTAATATTATTGATGTTGCGCTGTTTGTTAGAGCAACCGCCAAGGTTGTTGTTGACTGCTTCCAGTTCGCTGCGGTGACTTGTTGCCTTGTATAGTTAGCATCGTCTGTGTCCACCTGTACTTCTATAATTTTTCCAGCGTCCGCCTCAACTCCAGCGGTGTAGCCAGTTGCCAAGCCAACATAGATATCGTTATTTGGCGTAGCAAAAGAGAGCGAGTTGTTCTTAAATATGAAGTCAAGAACCCTTCTCTCTAGGTAATTTGTTGCTGCGTTTGATGTTGCCATCGTTCTTACTCCTGTTTAAGTGCGTGGCCTATCAGGTAGACCTCTCCTGTAGGCATCACTATTCTCTCTAGCTTCAGCCAAATCTTTTAAGCGTTGTATTTCCTGCATGAACCTTTGCTCATACAGTTGCATCATATCCTGTTCACCCTTCATGTAAGTATACGCTTCTACAAGTGAACCGTAAAGAAGGGCATTGGGGGCGTTGGTACTGAGCCAAGTGTTGCCTGTACCTGCACCAGCCGTGATGCTGGCTGGTCTATAATAATAATGAAGCTCTACTGTATATGCCTGATCTGGTGTAGGACCTACAATAAAGTTGTCTATATCAAAAATACCATAGTATTTTGGAACAGCGTTACTGCCATAATCTATTGAGTAACGCTGGATAAAGTTTACATCCTTAATATCCAAAAACTCTTTATAGTTAGCTGTTGTGACTTGGAAAGAAAAAGGTGCTAAATAATCGTTAGGGACATTTAAGTAAGGGTCACTGGCTGTTAACTGTGAGGTAGCATTTTTCCTAAATAGTTCTAAGTCAACCAGCGTAAAAATACGGTCTTCCGCGCCACGAATAAACACAGGCAGGTTAGTTACAAAAGAAGTTTCCTCATTCTCTGTAAAATTCTTTATCGCGTCTTGTAGCTCTGTGTATGTAAATGACATGTCACTTGCTCACTATACTATTGTTATATTGCCGACCATACCGCTATGGTTAGTGCACTGATACACCAAAGATGTATCGCTTGGTTCATGCGGGACAATGAACTGCGTCAATCCGGTGGTAGAATTGTAATTATCTGTCACCCCTGTTGTAAAAGCAGAGCCACCGTTAGATGTCCTGATTTGCAAAGGGTGGCTTGATACATTAGCTGTATTGTCAATCAAATATGTGTGACCCTTGTAGAAGGTAAAGTTCGGGTTGTTACCTGAAGTTGCCCCGGGACCAGTAAATGTATACGCGGTAGAGCCATTCACACCAGCGGTGTATTTGGTTACAGGGCCGCTTGCCTCATCATTCAAGCGTAGCCAAGCTCCGCCGTGGGCAAAATACATCCCTCCGAGCGCATGAACATGAGCAATAGCCCCATGATATGTTGACGCGCTGGGCAGATCACTCAAAGCTGCATAATAGAAAACGATCTTGTTCGCGCCTTGACTAACGTCAAGAACACCGTTTGTGTCGATAATATCCGTAAGCGTGGTTCCATTACCTAACGCACTGTAGATCTCATCGAAGTTATCGTTTATCTTGTCCGCACCTGCACGAAGGGTATCACCCGTTCCATCATTAGCTGATGTTCCAATTCCTACTGCTTGTTTTGCCATTTAAGCCTCGTCAAAAGTCTTGCTTGCCGAATCGAATGTAACACTTATCGAATCGAACGTCGATGATGTTGTTGCTACACCGGGCGCAGCGGTTGCGACTCCGCCCCCACCTCGTATGTTGCCAACAGTTGATGTCTCACCGCTAATTGTAATTGTATACGAGTTAGCATCAACAACAGTAATTGTATACCCCGCAGCTTTTTCTAAAGCGGTTGTTGAAAAACCGTCGAATGCTTGTGTTTTACGAAATATAACAACATTGGATGTGCTTCGACCATGAGATGGTTCAAACACAGTAATTACAGAAGAACCGGCGCTACCTGATTGAAAAGGATTCATTATTAAAAGAACTTGACCAGCTACTTCAGTAGCTGTGTCGGGCCTAGGCTGAAAGAGAGCTTGTGGATCTGGGGTTGTTCTGCGTGAAGTTAACTGCGGGTGTTTTTCTTCGTACTCATCCGGCCCAACCTTAAGACCATTCCACTCAACCAACATTTCTGCAAGTCGATATCGAAAACCGGAACGATCCGAAAGTCCCCAAGCTTTTTCACCAGACGCATACCTAGACATTAATTAACTCGAAGATATTGAATACTTGGCTGAAGCTTCAGCGGCACCCTGTCCTCGTCCTCATCTGACGCACGTTGAAACTCTTCTTCATACACAGCTTTTAAAAGTTGAATTCTATCGGGGGCTTTTTTCATGGCTATGTAATAAGCTAATCCAGCCACCATGCAGGGGTAAAAACGAAACGGCGCATCATTAGTATTTACCAATGTGTCCGCATCATCCATCCGTTGCACATAATAATATATCAACGTGTCTGTAGAATTATCCGGGGTAGGCCATAATACAACTTGCGGTAAAATCTGCCTGTTGTAAAAATACTGACTTGGCCGTCCTTCTGTTGTTTTTTTGGGCAGTGTTAAATAGTCACCTCTAGACATACGAGATAACTCATAGTCTGTGCCGCTGCGACGTATTACTACTTCTAACAAGTCCGTATAGTCTGATGTGAAAGTGTATGTCGCTGTGCCTGATGTTAGAGCCTGTGTGCCTTGCTTAACTGTCCACAGGTTAAGACCTCTGTTAGCCCAGTCAGCAAACATCAAGTTAAGAGAACGACGCGCTGTTTTGAAGTCGTAACCAGTACGAGCCTCTAGACCACAACGCTCATACGCCTCTTCAATGATCTCAGCGACGTTTAGTTCAAAGTTTCTGGATCCTGAAAGAGCCATTGGTTAGCCTTTTCTTTTCTTATGCATTCCGCCATAGCCTTTTTTAATTGCGCCTTGACCTATTAAAATATCTTTTTGTGTAATCTTTCCATCACCACTAAGATCAGGGAAGTTTCCACCACCCATTTTAAAACGAGAGCGGCTAGGTGCCTTAGTGTTTCTGGTGGGCATAACCATTGCACCACCCATAGCTTTTCTAGGAGAACAGTGAGACATTATTTTTTCCTTCTTAAAGATTTAACTCTGCGTGGCTTGCCAGCAGGCTGACCTAGCCTTTTCTTCTGAGATATTCTACTACGTTTTTCTGCACTTGTCATTTCGGATGAGGTTTTCGGAGTTTTAGAAGAAACCCGCTTTGAGGGACGGCAATATGGAGTACCCCGTTTTTCTCCTTTGCGACGGCCACACGCTTTCCCGGTGCGTACATCCTTCCACTCTTCTTTGAACCATCTCTTAAGGGACGCTCCCTTTTTTGTTTTTCGTACTGCCATAAATTATCCATACCTACTTAACAACTGCAAATAAATAAACAAACAAACCGACAGAAATAACTATGATACTAGCGACAAGAACAATTTGCTTCATCATTTCTTCAAATTCTCTGGATTCTTGTAGTTTTCGCCTACGCTCTGCCGCCGCAGCCTCTTTTGCTTCCTGTATTCTTTTTTGTCTTTCTTCTAAAATATTCTTCCATGTATTCGGTCCAAAACGCATATTCACCAAAGTAGCTACTTCTTGTAGCTTTTCCGCTGCTAACTTAGCATCTATCATCTCACGAGCAACAGACTCTACACCAAACTGATCTGTCAGCCCAACACCAGATTTTTTATTCCTAGCCTCGTTTACCTGCTTTTGACCTGTAAACAAAGCATCTATCTGACCTGCAATGTCTCCTATGTCATTAGCTGTGCCAATAGCACTTTTAATACCGTCAACGGCGCTTTTA